GGTGTAAAAACCTATGAAGCTGCAGAAACACATGAACGCGTGTCTGAAATTCCAGTTGATGAATGGAATTGTGACTTCCTTGAAGGATCTTTCTTAGATCAATCTTGGGATGACCTTTGGGAAAAGGGTAATAACTATCTTGAGAAAGGAAAAGAATGGTGTTCAGTAAATCAGAAGTACCTTAAACTTGCTGCAGTAGCAGTTGTTGGATTGGCGGGAGCTTATTATATGACTCGTAATCGAGATCAATATGAAGCAGAGCCTCAACATATAAAAGGAAAGGGAAAGAATAAGAGAACTAATGGTGTTAGAGTCAAAAAGGGTGGAGTTAAAGTCCCCTGGAAGGCATCTGGTGGAGTTGAAGATGAACCCACAGATTATGTCGAATTTGAAGATACAGACCGTGGAAAAGCTCTTTATAATGAGGAGAATGAATACTATTTTGATGAGATGGATGCCTCTGAAGGTAGACCTGATTATAGGGCCTTCAGACAAGGAGCGCGTGAATTTGAAATGCGTGAAGTGTTATCCAAGAAGCCAACTGTTCCTAGCATGCGAGATGATTCAAAAATCAAGCGTGTTATATACACCAGCAAGAAAAGAATTATTAAAGCAGATCGAAAAGAAGTTGATCGTTTTATTGCTGCTGCCCGCGATAAGTTAGCACAAAAGCTAAGAGAACGGGAAGTGAAGATGTTGAAACAGAGTTGGAATGCGAATGACCTATCAACAGGGGTTTATAAGTTGTATGACGATAAGAAGCGTTATAGATGTAACTGTACCCTGGTTGGACAACGTATGATTATAGTTAATCATGTTATTGATGAATCATTAAATGTTAATTATACTGCTGTGAATCATCAGCATTCAATACAATTGCCTTTGAGCAAGTTTGTATTATGGACTGATGAAGTAGGCTACATACCTGTTAGTGGAATTCCATCACCGTTTAAGAATAAGTCACTCAAGGTCTTAGACGAGGCTTCTATAGTCTCAGTTTTTGGTTATGGGAATGGTGAGAAGAGTACTCCCGATGTGATACAAGGTTTTGCAAGCACCTTAGGGTGGTGTAATGCCCCAACACGTCCTGGAGATTGCTCCTCGCCTGTACTAACTGTTGATGGTTCTATAGTAGGTTTCTGGACACATGGAAATGGCAAAGATTTTGGCCGTTTTGAACCAGTTACTGAAGAGTTGATTAATGCTGTAAAGGAAGATGCACACACAATGCATACTGGACTGCTTTTTCGGTCCAGCCCCCTCTCCCAGAATCTTTGATTGAGAGACCGTTCTTTGAACGGTATCCTTCTCAATTTTTAGAGAAGGATGGGGCCCCTTTATTTGTAGAGGAACCTATAGTTAGTGAAGACCATTTTAGGTGGTTGCCAGAAACATATTTCCCCATAGTCATGGGAGTGAGGCGTTTCCCGCGCTATAAAAATGCTCGGTCTCCCGATATCTTTGTACAAGCGTATATTGATGATGTCGGTGTTGTAAGAGAAGCTGAGTGGGGACTTCCCGCACCAAACCAGGAAGCAGCATATAAGTCTTTTAGCAAATATGCAAAAGATATTCCATGGATGTCAGAACATCAAGTTAAGTCAATGAACTTAGCATGGGAGTGGACAGAACAACATTTCTATCCATATATGGGTGGTGCTAGAATTCGTAGTGTAGCAGAAGTCGTTAATGACTTAGATAAGACTACATCATCCGGTTTTCCATTTAATGCTCATTATCCGAAGAAATCGGATTTGTTTGAGAACTGCCCGGAAATTATTCCGTGGTTGGAAAAGGATTGGGACAATTTGATGGATAGTAATTATTCATTTGTTTTTACAAATTCTTTGAAGGAAGAAATAAGACCTGAGATTAAAACGAAGCAGAATAAGATTCGCACGTTTACCGCAGGCGCAGTCGATGGTACTGTTCATGGAAATCGATTGTTTGCAGATATGAATGAGAAAATGAATTCCTCATATTTGCAAAGTTCATCTGGGGTTGGAATGAGCCCCTTAAAAGGAAATTGGGATCGATTGTATCGCAAGTTAAAGACCTTTAAGAAAGGTTATGCGTTAGATGAGAGTGAATATGATTCATCTCTGAGAGCATATTTGATGTGGTCTTGTGCAGCACTTCGTTGGAAGATGTTGCGTGAAGAAGATCAGACCCCAGAGAATCTCTTGCGTATTAAGAATTATTACCGTAATTTGGTAAATTCACTTGTGATTACCCCAGAGGGTATATTGGTTATGAAATTGGGTGGAAACCCGTCAGGATCAGTAAATACAATCAATGATAACACTTTAATTTTATATGCTTTATTAGCTTATGCATGGATAATGAATTGTCCTGAGGAGCCAAGTTATTTAGAATTTGAACTCAACACAGCAAAAATACTGGTTGGAGATGATAATACTTGGACTGTGAGTGAGTGGGCGCATGATTTTTATAATGCCCACACTGTCATTTCAACGTGGAATGATGTAGGGATAATCACTACAACTGATAGTATGGAGCCTAGACCTGCAGAGGATTTAGACTTTTTGTCGGCACATACCATCTTTTATCTCGGACGAGCTATTCCTGTATATTGTAGAGGTAAGTTAATGACTAGCTTACTCTATTCTGAAACCCAAAAACAATCACCTGCTTTTACTTTATTAAGAGCGGCAGCCTTATTGCAAATAGGCTGGTCTGACACTCAATTTCGAAAATTCGCTAGAGAATTTATTGAGTGGTTGTTAGAGCATTTTGATGAAATTTGTTCGGAAGATGTTGATTGGATTCAGGCAAAAAGTGGAATTTTAACAGATGAGCGTTTATGTAAGCTTTTCTTGGGTGATTGTGTGGAGTTGTATCCCCAATCATGTTGTCAGGAAGTACAAGAAAGATTAAACAAGCCTGATAAAAAGAGAATGAGTTCGAATAGAACACAGAAAAGCCGATCTCGACGTGGGAAAGGCGCGAAAGTATCACGTCCGCAGTTAGCTACTGTTCAACAAGCTGTGGCCGAATTAAGACAAGGTTTTATCGGTCCTAAACGTACCATGCGAATGAACAAGAATAGTTTCATTACTCTCCAGCCCAAAGTTAAGGGAAGAAGGAGACGAAACATGGAAGGTGATGGAGGTTTCTTTAATGTGAAGAGCCCCATGGGTAGAGGTTCTACTAGGCAAACACAAACTGGTATGCAGGTCACACGATTTGATCGCGACGAGTATGTTGCTGAAGTTACCGGGTCTTCTACTGCTGCCAATTTTCTTAGCACACCATATCCGTGTAATCCCGGTCAAGCATTACTGTTTCCATGGTTGTCGACAGTAATTGCGAATAAGTTCGAAAAGTATCGTTTTAGATATATTGAATTTTATATTAAGAGAGAAGTCTCTGAGTTTAATACTGGAGGAAGTCAAGGAAAGGTTGGTCTGTCATTTGATACAGATGCAGCTGATCCTCCACCTCAGACTAAACAACAAGCTGAAGACACCCATCCACAGGCAAGTGGAATGCCTTGTGAGAATATTCGATTAAGAATTCCGACTCCCATTTTGAGAAGATTTCTCGATGGTTTCTTTATCAGACCTGGTATGTTACCAGGAGGAACTGATATTAAGACTTATGATATTGGAAATTTGAATGTTTGGACACAGAATTTGGGGGCGAATAGTGCCACCGTTGGAGAGCTTCATGTAAGATATGGAGTTGATGTTTTTATTCCAGTGCTAGAAAGTTCAGCTGCAGCACCTGCGAATAATCAAGTAGCACAATTCTCCCAGGCCTCTGTAAATGGAGGCGCCACCACTGTAGCAACAGTGGTTCCACTTGCAACTGCTGATGTCAATGGTATTGCTGCTGTTAATACAGCAGGGTCAATTGTTTTGGCTCCTGGTAATTATTTACTAGATGTTACCGATAATGCAGTTTTCTCCCAAACTAATCAATTTGATACTGCTCAGTTGCAAATCAAGAAGAATGGTGTACAACTTTTTAATCAGACCACAATTCAAAATTGGCCTGCAGTTGTCACTGAAGCTGGGGAGTTTTCACAACATTTGTCCTCGTTTTATACGAGTAATGGAACAGACGCTTTGACAATCGTCGTCACTGATACTTATGCAGCAGGAACTGTCGCTCATACGACTTCACTGCGCATTGTTGTGATTTAAAAGAAGAAGAAGCACCTATGGACATAGGCGCATTAATAAATATATGTAACCAGATAGCTTAATAGCTATATTTAATATCTAGTGTATTCTAGAGAGTAGTACCTAATCTTTAAAGGTAGATCCCCGTTGGGCTCGAGTTATAGCCCACCACTCAGTGTCTTAGACACTGTTAAAAGCGGATAGCAACGCTAAATATTGCAGAGAAATACGTAGTAATACAATTAAATTTGCTCTGGTTTTAAACCATAGTGATCAAGAATGTTGAGGAATCCTAGAGAAATCTAGCGGAGGAACCTGCATCGGAAATTGGAGTACGAGGCTTGGCCGTTTGACCTAGC